TTCATGGTTAGACTGCTGAATCGGCTCGTCATAAACCGTGTAATCCGTTGAACCATCACTGTTTTTTCTTACTGAAATAAATCCTTTTTCTTTTAGTTCGTTGATGATGTTGTAAATACCGTTGCTGCCTGTTGGCTTCTTCGTGTTTTTGGTAACATTCGCAAGCTCTGCGACCATGACTTTCCAGTTATCAGGTTTTGTCAGCAGGTATCCAAGTAATCCCATTGCTTGCCAGCTCAGTTGATTTTTGTCATAAACCTTGTTGCTGACGATTGTGTAATTGTGTTCACGCTTCGTCCGAATAATTGCCATCATCAACCCCTTTCACTTCTTCGACCCACTTATCCAATGCTTCCTGCGCCTTGCTCACGTCTTCGGCTTGCATATAAGCCAACACCAGCAATCGGGCCTCGTGTATTCTTTGTTCTCGGCTCATGGTTCAATCCCCGATTTTGCTATTGAGTAATGCGCGACAGGTCTTTTACAGTTGCCGACCTTGTAACGCGGTCTGTTAAATTCAAATCCACAGCTTTCCAAGTCCGTTATTCGTGCCGCAAGCTGGGTAATATCCAGCTTTGCGTAAGCTTCGTAAGATGTGATGTGTCCGTTTTGTCGGATGTAATCAATGATTCGCTTGCATTGCGTTTGCTTTTGGTTCATAATCATCTCTCGTCTACCTGAATCGTTTCCTCGCAATTCAGGGGGAATTGCCCGCCTCGTGCGGGCTTTTCTTTATCGGTCGCCCGTCTGTCCGGGCAGTCAACCGTCTTTCCGACCAAGTAATTCAAAGCCTTCTTTCAATCCCATCGCGATTTTGTAAACCTCATCGCTGCCTTTGGCGGCGGCTTTCAGCATCGCCTTTTTAATCAGCCGTCTGTCTTTCTTTGATAGGCGGTTTCTATCCTGCTTCTTCATTTTCTTTCCTTTCTGGTAAATTGCGGATGACTTCCGCTTCAAGTTCTGTCAGAAGGGAACTTCTTAACCTCATAAGAAGTTATCTTCCCGTCTTTCTCTTCAATATAAATTTCTCGTCTATATTTCAGAGCCTTGCATATTGCAGACTGAGTAACACCAAGCAACTCTGCCGCTTTAACTTGCCCATTTTCACTTACATATTCCAGCAATGTGGTTCTCGTCATAAATACCTCCTATATCCAAATTATAACCGCCCGTAATTTTAAATGCAATACGGGCGGTAATTATGTTTTATATAAAACTTCCAGTAATATTATTTAAAAGAGGTTTTCTATGAAAAAGCGTGAAATTTCAGATATTGAGAAAGAAGAGTGCAAGCTTCTAAAGCAACTTTTCAATGATAGAAAAAAGGAGCTGGGTTTATCGCAAGCAAAAATTGCTGACTTAATCGGGGTTACACAAGCGGCGATAAACCACTACTTAAACGGGACTAACGCATTAAATGCGTCTATTGCAAGTGAATTTGCAAAAGTATTAGGCGTTCCTGTCGGCAGCTTTAGCTGGAGACTGGAAAAAGAAATTAACGAGATGTCAAACTCACTAATAATATCGGGTGGTGTTATAAATGGCGCACTTCACAATAATATTGGAGGCGTACACAACAACACCAGCTACACCCTAAATCAAAATAAAGAACAAATAAACTTATCCGAATGGGTTTTGGCTGCTCGTGAATATGCGGGACCTGAAATGACCCAAGAAAAATTAGCGGAACATCTTGGAAGAACGAAAGCAAATGTGTCAGCAATGGAAAACGGACGTTCAAAGCCATCGTTTGAGCAAATGATGGAGATACACAGGGTTACAGGATACCCATTGCCATATCAGCAAAACGCAGGCAGAGACCTGATAAATGGCAACCAAACAAACACCAGTTACACCCTGAATCAAGGCTTACCAACAGAACCCAATCCTGAAGAATTAGGCGATGCAGACAAGCACTTTTTAAAATCAATGCCGCTTTTGGATATTGATATCGCTGTACGCCATCTCTCCAACCCTAATAAGGACAGGACGCAAATTCAGGGTAATGGGGACAGGGCGGCAACATTTATTCCACACTCGGGGAATACCGTTGGCGTCCGCATGGCTGATGACGTGGAGTTTGCAGGGATAAAACGTGGTGACATACTGATAGTGGAGCCGAATATCCCGCCGAGAGATAAAGACTTGGTGCTTATTTGTATCGACAATACGGGCTACCAGCGCGGCATGGTGGGCAGGTTGTCCATTGCGATTGATGGGACGCATACCTTTATCTACGATGGCGGATCAGGCGTTCCGCTGCCTGATGGTGCGTTTATCGCCGGTGTGGTTGTAGAAGTGAAACGCAGGTTGATACCTACCGATATTTTACTAAGTAGGCTAGACCCTGATTACAATATCCTCCAATCAAAACAAAGGGAGTAAGATGGATAAGTTTAAATGGATTGTGGTTGTATTATTGTTTGCAATTTTGATTATGTTGTACCAGATAAATGGGAATATACAATCTGTGGATTCCTCTTTATGGGATATAAACAATAATATTTCAGATTTAAATACAATACTTTCAAATATATACAGAAGAATGGATTAAAAAACATTCTTCATAATAAACAAAACCCCTGTTACAGAGTTTCGTAACAGGGGTTTTGTTTTATAAAAATTATTTCATTATAAATCATATTGTTATATTTTTTTAAATAAAAATATTACCGCAGGTATTTACATTATTAAAAACCGCTAGTAATATTCACACATCGAAGCAGCAAACGGACTGACGAACAGGTGTCAGGTAACAATACCGCTGCAACGCTCTTTAAAAGTCAGGAAACGCAGTAACCGCCCTTCAGGTAGGCGAAAGCCGATAGGAAGACATGGATAGGCATGGGGGAAGTCGAACAAACGGTTACAGGCAGGCGGGCAGCCGAAAAGACAATAACCCGCAGCGCAAACAGAGCCGCTTTGAAAGACAGGCGGCTTAATCAAGGGCTTGGGCGAGCTACTGCCAACGCGGAGGCACAAACCGACTACACACGGCAGGGCAACGGCACGCGGAAACGGAAAGCCCCGACCCCTTGATTAAGACAACAACGCGAGGAAACGCAAAATGCTTGATATGAGCAAACACATAAAAAACAAGGCGCAATGGATAAAGGGCGAATTTGACGATAAGGTCGAAGCAGGTTTTTCAGCTTCCCAGCTTTACAGAGACACCATTGAGACGATTGATTTTATAGGCGGGAAGTTGGGAGCGGCAACGGGGAAGGTCATGTTTTATTACTTCCCCGACGGCACGAAATTAAAAATCACATCATCCCCGTCTATTTCATGCGAGGTAATCGAATGATTTACGAACCAGTTACATCCGATTGGGGCATGGCAGGCGAGGATGCAGCCTACACGAGAGCACAGGCAATCAGCGAAGCAAAGCAAGAAGCGTTTACCGCGCTGGAAGACGAAATCGAATATCTCGTCATGAAAACGGCGTTTGAGTACCGCGAAGCCCTCAAGCAATGCCAAGACGAAACCCCGCGCCAGTGGGAGTACAGAATGAGCCTGCGAGATGGAGCCGCGTGGATTAGCGATGAAATGATGGAAGTGATGGAGGAAGCCATAGAGGACGACCATTACTACACACGAATCGAAAATCTCGATTTTTACGCAGACAGATATATCGAGCAGGCGCGGGTTATCGCAGCCTGACGACGGCAAATAATACCCATGAAGTGGAATAGAGTAGGCAGACCGCAAGTCGTGAGTGGGGATGCCGGCGGTAGTTTTGATTGAAAAGTTTTACACCGCCTCAAACCGCGACAATGCGCGGGCGACGATACCTTTAGTTGCCGCGGCGCAGGTTGAACGAAGAGGCAGCCGNCGGCGGGCAACCCCCTAAATTAAGACGAGGAAACAATCATGAAATACACAGCAATCATCATCGCGTCAGCAGCCTTTGCATTTTGTGTGCAGGCATACGCGAAAGCACAAGCATATATGGACTACACAGACGTTTCGTCAATCGGCGTGGACGCTATCGACCCATACGAAAACATCCGCGACGAAGTTGCCCGCCATGAAATGCAGGCGGCAGCAAAGGCAACGCGCGAAAACGAAGCCGCAATCGCGGAAATGTACGAACAACTGACAGCCGCCGAGAGAGTGCGCGGCGACGCGGAGGTTAAATAAAATGCAAGTATTTAATATAGATAAAAAATTGTTGAAAGCAGCGGCATATGCAGCGGCAACAGACGACCCAAGACCGATTAACGGCGTTTACCTTGATAAAGACGCAGGCAAAATCAAAGCGACCAATGGACATATTTATTGTGTGATTGATTGCGAAGCTATTAAAAAAATTCCTCAAAGCATAATGATTCCGACGGACTGGATTAAATATGCAATAAAGAAAACAGATAAAGACTTTCCGTTTGTCAGCATCTTTTTTGAAGATGGCGAATTTTCAATTCTTAGTTTCAAACAAAAGCTTTTTAATACAAGTTTTCCGAATGATAAAAGTGTTACCAATATCAACCCTGAAGATTTAAAACAGGTTGATATTAAAAACGAAAGTCTGAAACTTAATATCCATTACATAAAGAAACTAGGCAAGATTCAAAAGGCTTTAGGTTTACAGTTCCCTATGTTCTACCCTGTTTACCTTTCAAGCCAAATTAATGAAACAGAATTTAAGGCGTTTAAGTTTGAGTTCTTGAATTGCCAAGTTTATATCATGCCATTAAAGCCTGATACGGATTATAAATAAAGGATTCCAAAATGAACCATCGACCATACGGATTAGCTGGCAGCCTGTTGGCAAAAGTAAAAGGTTTTATGGGCTTGCCGCGCAGCCTTAACGTAGTCATGCGAAAAGTCAAAGGCGGCTATCAGGTCGGAATCATGCCCGACGGCTACAACAAGGTTACGTTTCGACCCGATAAGGCAAAACGTGCGGCGTTGCAAGACGTTCAGGTTTTTAAAACCGAAAAGGCGGCGCGGGCGTATGCAGATAAGCTGCTTGCAGGGGCGTAAAGGAGGGGCGAGTTATGAGGATTCGTTGCTCTTCCATCGCCGACATCATCGGCAAACCAAAAACCAAAGGCGAGACCATCACGGAGACCGCCAAATCAAAACTGATTGAGATGGCGAAGCGTGAACTGTTCGGCTTTGAATCTTTCGACGGCAACGCCTTTACCGAAAAGGGCGACCTGATGGAAGAGACCGCCATCAAATACAGCGGCTTGGTTCGGGGCAAAGAGTACCGAAAGAACATCGACCGGCGCGTCAATGACTGGCTGACGGGAGAATGTGATGTTTACGATTCAGACGACCGCCTGATTGTTGACACGAAGTGTTCATGGGACATCGGGACGCACCCTTTCTTCCGCGACGAAGCCGAAAAGAAAGCCATCAAAGCGGGTTACGACTGGCAAATGCAAGGCTATATGTGGTTGTTTGATTGCGACCGCGCCGATATTGATTTTTGGCTGTTGCCCACGCCCGAAGAGCTTCTGAAACCGTGGGAAGACCGTGAGAAATACATCAATCTCGTAGAAGACATCCCGATTGAGAAGCGCATCACGACCGTATCAATAACGCGTGATGACGAAAAAATCGAACTAATCAAAGAGCGTGTAACAGTCTGCCAAGCCTATTACGAAACGCTTTTAAATCAATACAGATAAGGATTTTAAAAAATGAGTATCGCCAAAAACCTAGCAGTATCACTTGCAAAACAATTCAACATTCAAGGCGACCCGCAAGAGCTTGTGCAAACGCTTAAAGCAACCGCTTTCAAAGGTAATGCGACAGACGCGCAATTTAATGCCCTGATGATTGTATCAACTCAATACGGACTGAACCCGTTTACCAAAGAGATTTACGCATTCCCGGATAAAAACAACGGTATCACACCCGTGGTCGGTGTGGACGGCTGGGCAAGAATTATTAATAGCCATCCGCAATTTGACGGCATGGAGTTTGCGTCTGATTCCGAAAGCTGCACTTGCAAAATCTACCGCAAAGACCGTAACCATCCAACAACCGTAACCGAATACTTGGAAGAGTGCAAGCGCAATACCCAACCGTGGAACAGCCACCCGCGCCGAATGCTCCGACACAAGGCCATGATTCAAGCCGCACGTTTGGCGTTTGGTTTTGACGGAATCTACGACGAAGACGAGGCGCAGCGTATCCAAACGCCTGAGACGCCCAAAGAAGCAAAAGCTGACCCTGAGTTAGACAGCCTGATTTCTAATGGGGAGGCGGCGGCAAACAAGGGCATCGAGGAATACAAAAAATGGTTTTCCGATATTGGTGCCGCAGGTCGTCTGAAACTGGGCAGCGAGAATCATGAACGGTTTAAGCAAATTGCCGAAAACACTATTACGGCTGACGTAGTAGAGCAAACCAAACCCACGCCGACAGAAGAACAGTTTGCGGCATTGGTGGAAGCAGTATCCACCGGCATGAAAGAAGTTTCCGACGTCTTGGAAAACTACAACCTGACCGAAGAACAGGTAGCGGAAATCAACGCCCTGTAAGGAGCCGTAATGTTCGTAGTGTTTGGTAAAAGCCGTCCCGAAGAAGAAAAACGGCGGCGGCTTGTTTACAACAAAGATGATTGCAAGTGGTACGAGGATACCCGCAAATGGAAGCGGTTAAGCAACGCCCGCTACCAAATCAGCCCTGAATATTCGTCAATCGAGACGGCGGAGGAATTTATCAGGCTGTTCGCGGGGAATCCTGACATCCACATCGTGGGAATCAGGCAGGCGCAAGAGATAGACGGAAAGGTCGTCTGGAAACCTGTCAAAACAGTTTTTAAAGGAAGCAAAAATGCTGAATAAAGTAATCCTAATCGGGCGTCTCGGTCGAGACCCTGAAACGCGCCATATGCCCAACGGCGAGGCGGTCTGTAACTTCAGCGTCGCAACGAGCGAAGCATGGAACGACCGCAACGGGCAACGGTAAGAGCGCACCGAGTGGCATAACATCACCATGTACCGCCGTCTCGCCGAAATCGCCGGACAATACCTGAAAAAAGGCA